GTAGCCGTTCTGGATACGCAACTGAATAGTGCCAAGGGTCGGATGCGCCCGGGTGACCGTCCCGATGTAGACTAGGTGGTTAGGGGCCGAAGGCTTGGTGGTAGTCCAGCCGCCAGCGACAGTCGGGGAAAGGTAAAGTTTGTCGCCATCCGAAAGGGCCGAGGTATCAAGTCCGCTGACCGTTCCGCTTGTGATTACCGAGGCGTTGCTGTTGTTCGGGATAGCGGTCTCGACCATTGCATAAGTACCCGCGCTGGTGGCTTCCGAGTTAGCCTGGGACAGCGATACGCTAGGAACATTGCCGATAGCACCAGAGATGTAGATGATTTTACCAGCGGTCAGCGTAGACCCGGTGGCATTACGGACGGTGGCTTGGGTGGTCTCTGCGTGGTAGGCCAGATTGGGCGTACCCCAAGTTAAGTCAAAAGAGGTTGAACTAACCTTTAATAGAGACTGACCTACGGTACCACCAGCAGGAACGGAACCACCAGTATAAGCGGTAGATTGGTAGGTGAAATCAGGGAAGGTAATCCCAGTCGCCCCGACACGCATATGGCTACTGCCATCATAGACATCAAGACCATTGAACTCTACCGTGGCACCCTTGGTGGTATCAGCAGTAAGTTCGACCCCAAGACCCCATCCAGCCAGTAGAGAGTCGTGACCGCTGGTCGTGTCAGCAATCGTCACCTCGGCGTTGGCATCCATCGCTCCGCCAGACTTCGGCAGATACCCAGTCAAGTCGATGCTGACCGTCTTGGTGCCAGAGTCATACGACAAAGGAGCATCAGCAGTTACAATGCCAGTATCCCCGGTATCACCTTTGTCACCCTTGTCACCGCGCGGGATGGTGAAGTCAAAGATGGCATTAATGGGTGAACCAGAGTTGGTGACGACAGCGGACGAGCCAGGGTCACCAGTCGTGGTCGTTCCAGCCGTGGCAGTAGCATTATCACCGCTACTTCCCTTATCACCCTTTTCACCCTTATCGCCACGGGGAATGGTGAAGTCGAATACAGCCGCAGAGGTCGTGCCGACATTGGTGACAATGGCAGATGATCCTGCGTCACCAGTCGTAGTAGAGCCAGCCGTAGCCGTAGCCGCCGCACCCGTATTCCCGGTATCCCCTTTCTGGCCCGGAACCCCTTGGATGCCTTGGGTTCCTTGGATGCCTTGGATGCCTTGGATGCCGCGCGGGATGGTGAAGTCGAACACGGCGTTTACAGCCGTACCAGAATTGACCACCTCTGCCTCCGTACCCGGCGCGCCCGTGGTCGTGGTGCCGACCTCAACCGTAGCCGCTACGACAGCCAGCGCGGGGTCGATGGTAACCGTGGCAGGAACCACGGGGTTAACGGCAATGTTAGCCGACTCCAGAATGGTAAGGGTGATCGCCATTAGGTGTAGATGTTCTTGGTCACATTGTTAAGGATGATGACATTGATAGTCTCGGAGTAGATGGCTACCCCGTTGCTGACGAACAGCATATCCATAAAGCCCATGCCCCAATGCCAGTCCTCCGTGTTAGCGTAAAAAAGCGTAAACTCCGTAGAACTAACCGTGGTAACCGTGAGGGGGTAGTCGTTGCCACGGGAGTCACGGACGGTGGCATACAGGTCGATGCCGTCCAGGTTGACAGGCGCGGCGGGGCTTGACTGGGTATAGACCCCCCCAATCGAAAGGGTAGACCCCTTGGTGAAACTAAAGGTCGGCGTTGCCATAGGGCTTTGGAATTAGCCGAGTGTCAACCCGCCTGTAACCCTATTAAGGGGGGATAGTACTAGTCATCACCCATTGTAGATTAGTGGGTGAAGTGTCCGTAGTAATGTAGGCAATTGGGTAGACTGTGCTGGAATACACAATGCTTGAGAACAGGTATTCCGTACCGAGGTAGTCCGGGTTAAGGGTCTGGTTAGGAGCGATGTAGTAAGTGCCCCCAACCATAGGATCATCAGCAGATGTGAATGTGTAGGTGAAGGTCTGGGGAGTATTGGTAATCGAGATGATGACAGGAGGGCCAGGTTCAACATAAGAATAGACCGTTGTGACCATCTGGGCCGTTAAGGTCATCTCAACCCCGCGCCATTGTTTATTGATTACATCATCCTCAATAACCCCTATCTCAAACTTCGGTGTTCGATAATTGAACTCATCCGAACCGATGATTTCTTGGCGTTCGGTGTATCCGTTTGGTTGAATAAAAACATTTCCACCCCAAGGGCTACCGCTGGTATCAATCGTGTCTAGGCCATACCCATCCGCAATGTACCCCTTGGCTTCCAGAGGGTAGTTAGGGAACGAAACCTCCCTATTGGTGGCTGGGCTGAAATAACTGTCAGTCGTGACGGAAACCACACCAACTTGAACGGGTGCCCTACCCTTGCTCATCGGGCGGGTCGTCTCGATCATACCCGGTAGAAGAAGTAGGAGGCCGAGTCCGGCTCCGTGTATTTGTGACGCTCGGCCCAAAGACTTCCGCTGACCGATTGGTTAACAGCCAAGTTCACCCCGCCACCAATCTTGGCAGTAGCGGTTACAATCGCCAAAGCGATGTATCCCTCGGTATCCGTGTCCGTAGTGGGGTAAGTGTCTACGATAATCTCGGAGTTAGACTTGGGGAAGGGTGCTGGCGCGGCATCGGCGTTGCACATAATGGCTACAACATAAGTGCCAACCGAAGTTGGGGCGGTAAGCGGAGTGTAGGTTGGGTCATTCATCAGCGTACCATTGATGAACGGGATGACATTGTTGACCATGCCTGGCACTACACGGATCACCGTTACACCTGCGACCGTATCTAGGAAAACAGTAAAAGGGGTAGAGATGGAGTTGAATACTACCTCCTGCGGAGCGTTAAAAGCGACACCTCCAATAGATGAACGAAACTCAATGCCTTGAGAGAACATTGTACGGTTCTTGTCAATGCCAGCACCCATGCGGTTGAGCGCGCTGGCTGAAAGCATATCGCCTTCACCAAATGAACCATACCCCGATGAATTGAAACCAGAGATTGATTTCACTATTCGGCGGCGATTACGGGGTAGACATCAGTATCCCAACCTCCAAGTCCGGACACGGTTAAATCGGCGGTAACCTTGTAGATGGTGCCATACAATTCTACCGAGCAATTGGTCACCAAGAAGTTCGGCTTAATACTGGCAAGCCAAGTGACCGAATAGTTCATGCCGCCAGCGTAGCCTCCTTGGTTCTGCGGCTTGCCTAGTTTCTTGTATTCAGCAGGTAGGGCAAACTTCGTGCCGTTAGTGACCCAACCGACATACGATGACAATTCCAACGCCGTATCTACACTAGAGTAGTAGGTCAGTACGCGCAGGGTGTTCTGCGGCTTGTAGTACGACCTAATGCCAGCCTTGATGTTAACGCTCGTATCAGTAGTGTCTTGATTGGGCAGGAAGCCGATGAACTGACAATTGTTAACGATGCCGGAACCAGCAACTTTAGGAGTCCAAGCGGCGCGGTTGCGATTAATCGTAAGGTCGGGTTCAAACCCTCCTGCAACGGGTGGATAACCAGCCAAGGCTTTCTGCGGGGCAATAGAACCTACAATGCTGGTGCAATTGATGTTGATGAAGTTCGGGTGAGACTGGATAGACTCCGAAGCGGCGGCGGCAGTCATCTGCACCTGCGGATAAGTATGACCAAGTTCTCCGTAAGCAGATGCAATCCCGCAGTAATCTGCCTTAACCGTAATCACTTCACCCTTATCAATGGTCATCGTGGCCCGATACAATTTAAGGATACTAGCGTAGGCCGCATCCGGGTGGGGGGCACCACGATAGAAGTGCGCGGAGAAATCTGTGCGGTGTGCGTCCGTATCAGCCCACTTGAAGGTGACCGAGGATTGGAGTAATCCAAAGCCATCGCTTTCGATTGTCCAACCTGGCTGTACGGCCTCGGTAGATAGATCGTTGCCGTACTTAATAATGGGAGGTGATGGCATATTAGAAACCTAGGTTGGTGAATGTAGTCTGGACGGGCGCGGCATCCTCAACGGTTTGGATTTTCTCGGTGTTCTTCGCCGTCTGCTCGGTGGCGGCGGCGATACGCTCAAGCGGCGTAAAAGCGATGGCGGATACGATGTCACCGCCGCCCATCTGCTGAAGCGTGGACGCGCCTTGGGCTTCAGTAAGACCTTGTGGTGTTAGTTTCTTTCCATTGCTGGCAGTAAGTTCCTTGATGCGCTGATCGTAGAACTTGCGGGCTTCCTCGCCCATCAAAGAACCAAACTCATCAAAGTAAGCCTTCTGTTGTTCCTTGGTCAGACCCTTGGACATCTGCTTGAAAACATCATTTGCATAGTCCGTACCTTGGGCTTTAGGGGATGAAGAAAAGATTGAGTGATAGAGTGCCGCAGTATCATTGTTAATGACATCCAATGTTTCACTAAATGCGTTTGCAATACCCCCAAAAATGTTGATGAAACTATTTTCGACTGTTTGCGAGAAGTTGTCCCAAGAGTCTGCAAAACTAGACAATCCACGGGCGGAGTCCTTGTTTACGCCAACCAACGCTTGCGAACCTTTCTTTAAATCAACGGTACCCTGCTTGATGAGTGGGAGCAATTGCTCGAAGGATGATCCAAACAACTGGATGCCATAGTGCATCAAGGTCGCACTATCAGTCCCGGCCTCGTAGGAGGCGGCAAGGGCCATCATTGCGTCATTGTAGGTGAAGGTTCCATTTTTTAAATCGACAAGACCTACACCAAGTTTTGCCATAACCGCATTAGCCTCGGAGCCACGGATTTTAGCCTCACCCATCTTCTTGTTGAACTCGGCAACGCTGTGGGCCATAGCCGATGTGCTGATACCAGCCTGCTTTGCTTGTAGATCAAAGTTACGCAAATCCGCAATAGGGATGCCGGTGGCTACGGATAGATTGCGTAGTTCTCGCGCAATCTGGGCGTACTTCATCACAAAATCAAAACCAGCACTCAATACAGAGAAGATGGCTTGGAATTGACCATATGCACGACCAAGAGTGGAGACAAAACCACCTGCTTGGGCGGTTGCCTTGCCGCCACCAGTAGAAGCCGCTTGCGTGACATCATTAAGACCCTTTTCAAGTTGGGTCGTATCCGCGCCAACCACGACAGCGATTTCAGCCGATGCCATTAGTTTTTGTTCTCCTTAAAGCGGTTAATGATGTTATCAAAATCAGAAATCATATTATCATCATCTGTTGAGATAATCTCAATGTCGGAGCCATTGTAGATGCCGTGGGAGATGCTCATCCAGACGGCTTCACCTTCCGGCATTGTCCAGGCTTCCTCAAGACTACAACCATTACGGACATTGTTGGCTACGCAGGCCAGAGTCCACGGGATGTTCTCCTTGGTTTTCTTGTCCTTGTTTGACCAAAGTTTAGGGTATGAGCAGGACTCCCAGATGATACCAAGGACACGACCAACCGCGCGCGCCAGACGATTGCGGTTAGCGTTTAAATAAATGATGTAAAATTGTTCGCTCAATGTGATGGGGGCATTGATGCGGGCTTTACCAAGGGTAGACATTACCCGAACTGCGTAGATCACATCCATGACCTTGAACGACCTATCTTGATGATTAAGAAACGGGGAGTCGATGGACTCCAACTGGACCCGGTGACGAATACAAAAAGGCATCAACCGTTTCCCGCAGACTTTTACATCCAGCGGGAGAACGGTCGTAGCCTTGAGGTAACGAGCATCCATTTGGATGCGCGCCTTTAGGCGATTTCCTGGTACTTGATACCCTTGACGGTGACCTTGCGGTAGTCCTTATTCATACCCTTGTCGTCAATCGACTTGATGATGTATTGAACACCATCATAGGTGAATTGGGTACCGTTTTCCGGGATAGCGTCAGCGGCCTTCAGAACGCCATCAAGGTTGATTTCCTTGCGGCGGTCATTGAGGTGGTTCGTGATCACAACGCCGTTTTCATCAGCCACTTCAACATCAAGCGCGAAGGACTGGGCGAGGTCATCAGACTGCACCACCATGTAGGTCACGGAGTCACGAAGCCCATAGAAAAGGGCAACACCATATTCGATAGGGGCGGGCATAGGAGGTCTTTGGAATTAGCGGGTTGTCAAGGAGAGGGGGGGAGCATCACGAACACCGTGTATTCCAGCAGGTTGCCGTACTTGCGCTGGTGCATACCCTCCTCGTCCTGGGTCACCCAGAGATCGTAGAGCAGGCCGTCCGTCCCGAGCGTCCATAGGGCTTTAAGGGCAGAGGTATCCGCCATGTAGTTCTGGACGGTCTGCACCCGGGTGCGATGCTGGTCTAGGGTGTCGTCATCGGCGGACGAGTAGATGCCAATCTCAAGGGTCACAATGTAGTTTCCGTAGGGGTGGCTACCTAGGGCATCAGCGGCGCGGCTGGCCTTGGCGTAGACTGTGACCAAGGGGATAACCTTGGTTTCTGGCGTGATGCCTTTGTGGACAGCCACCCCGGGGAGGGCGGTAGCGAGGTAGGCTTGCACCTTTTCCTCAACAATGGTTCGGGCGGAATAGAATGGGACGCTCATGTTAGATTTTGGTTACATCGAAACCTTTAAGTTTCTGGGTGACTTCAAGAAGGGTTCCGTGGTTTTTCTTACCACTCAAGGTCTGAAGCATCCGTACGCGCATGGCGTAGCCACGGTGGTTCCAGGCTTTCTGGAATAGATGCCAGCCCTTTGATTGAGACTTTGCAATAGAGTTACCAATCCGAACCTTCGGG